TCGATATGGACACGGTTTATGACACTTATGCAATCGGCGGCTGTGACTTATCAAGCACAGTCGATATGACTTGTGCAACCTTGTTAATCCGAAAACCAAACGATGAAAACTTTTACGTTTTACAAAAATACTTTCTCCCGCAAAGCAGGGTTGACGATGTGGAAAATAATTCAAAGCGAGAAGCTCCATATCGGTTATGGGCAGAGCAAGGCTGGTTGCATATTTGTGACGGTGCAACGGTTGACTATCACGCCGTTACAGAATGGTTTAATGAGATGCAGGATAAACACAAAATTAATCCTCTTTGGGTGGCGTATGACAGAGCTCTGGCAGGTTATTGGCAGGAAGAAATGACAAGCAACGGTTACGAAATGGAGAAAATCGCACAAGGGCCATTCACTTGGAGTTATCCCATGAAGCGGCTTGGCGGATTATTTGAGGAACATAAAATAATCAGCAACAATAATCCAATGCTACGCTGGTGTGTTTTAAACACAGGACTCAAAACAACAAATAAAGATGGCGTTAACTCAATTCAACCTGTAAAGACAGGAGCAACAAAAAGGATAGACGGACTTGTTTCTTTGCTTAATGCTTTTGTTAGTTATTGTAACCATGAAGATGAATATACTCGCTTTTTAAGATAAGGGGTGATAAATTTTGGATTTTAGGAACGCAATAAAATCAATTTTTGGTGGTGTAAAAAACTATGTCACCTCTGCGTGGCGTGAAATTGGCACATATACAGCCAGTTTTTCATCTTTTGGAACTGATGTGTATGCTAATGAAGTAGTGAGGGCTTGCATCAGAACACTAGCCGAACACACAAGCAAGGCAAATGTTAAAGTGCTAAGAGATGGTGTGCAAGGCGATAAGAAGCTTCAAAGGATGATACAATACAGGCCGAATTTGTATATGAACGGCAAAGACTTTCTTTATAAAGTGCGGACATTGTTAGAAATTAATAATGTCGTTTTTATTTATATCATGCGTGACGACTTTGGAAAATGTGTTGGTTTATATCCCATGCCGACAGCACAGCTTGAGGCTGTGGAAGTTGCGGGTGGGTTATATATTAAATTTCATTTTTCAAACGGAACAATAATGACGCACTCTTGGGAAGATTTAGCTGTTTTAAGAAAAGATTATAACACTTCTGATGTTTGGGGCGATAGCAATACGGCAATTTTGACAAGCCTTGACTTATTGAATACCACCAACGAAGGCATGGCAAATGCAATAAAAGCAACTGCGAATATGCGTGGCATTTTAAAAAGCACCAAAGCAGCGTTAAAACCCGAAGATATTAAAGCTTCTCGAGATGTTTTTGTAAAAGATTATATGACATTGACAAATACAAGCGGTGTGGCTGCTCTTGACGCTTACCAAGAATTTGTGCCAATTAAAACAGAGCCTGTTATAGCTAATTATAAGAACGTGGAGGAACTGCGAAACAATATTTACCGTTATTTTGGCGTAAACGAAGATGCGGTTTTGTCTAGGCTCTCTGGTGATAACTGGGAAGCTTTTTATGAATCGAAAATTGAGCCTGTTTTAATTGCTCTGGGTTTAGAGTTGACAAATAAAATTTTTTCAAATCGTGAAAGAGGTTTTGAAAACGAAATTATATTTGAGTCTAACCGTATGCAATACATGAGTACGGCAAACAAACTTGCTCTTGTGCAGATGGTTGACCGAATGGCTATGACTCCTAACGAGTGGCGAGAAGTTATGAATATGTCACCTGTTCCCTGGGGTAATGAGCCACAAAGCTGGCAGAATCCAAAGAAAGAAACGGAGGACAATAAGGATGATAACTAAGGATAGGGTTTACAGGCCGTTTGAGGTGCGAATTTCCGAAACCGAAAGCAAGGTTGAGGGGTATGCTGCTGTGTTTAATAGCGAAACGGTCATGTATGAATACGATGGCATCCAATACAAGGAAGTAATTGACCGCAACGCTTTCGGCAGTACGCAAATGCAAGATGTAGTAATGAACTACAATCACGGCGGGAAACCCGTTGCAAGGACGAAAAACGGAACTTTATCGCTTGTGGTTGACGATGTGGGGCTAAGGGTATCAGCAGACCTAAGCGGTACGCAGGAAGCAAGAAATCTATATGAGGAAATCAAGGCGGGGTACATCGACAAGATGAGCTTCGCCTTTACTGTTTCCAATGAGGAGTATGACAAATTAACTCACACCAGACGCATAACAGGGATTAAACGCCTCTACGATGTAGCGGCGGTTGATATTCCTGCTTATGATACAACGTCAATTCAGGCAAGGTCATTCTTTGAAGCGGAGGCTGAGAAGGAACTGGCGGAGGCTAGGACGGCACTTGGATTGGCAAAAGCAAAATACACATATGGAGGTCTAAAACATGAATCTTGACGAGATGAATTTAGAGCAAGTCAACCAAAGACTTGCCGAACTAGACGAAGAAGTTCGAGGCATGACAAAAGTTGAAGATGTTGAAGCTGCAACCGAAAGTAAAAAGGCTCTCTTGGAACGTCAAGCGGAGCTTTTTAATTTGGAGCAACGGAAACAAACGGCACTTGATTTGGCTGCTGGAAAAATTGTTGGACAAAAAATTGAAGAACGAAAGGACGTAAAACAAATGGAAAATATTATTGACCACACCTCTCCCGAATATCGCGATGCCTGGTTAAAAAACCTGCAAGGCAAAGAACTTAATGAAATTGAAAAAAGGGCTTTAACCGCTACTGCCGCCATGCCTGAATCCACCACTAATAAAATTATTGACAGGATGGTAGATATGGTTCCCTTGCTCAACGAGATTGAGCTTTTCCGCATTCCTGGCAACTTAAATATTGCCGTTGAAACTGCCGCACCTGCTGGCACTCAAGAAGCTGCTGGCGGTTCTGTAACTGTTGCAACCGCTACCCTTCGCCAGGTGGCTCTTGGTGGTTACAACATTAACGCATTTATTCAAGTTGGGGCTGATTTAGCAGCTATGGCTGTTCCCGCTTTTGAGGATTGGCTTGTTCGCAAGCTTTCCGAAGGCGTTGCTTACAAGATTGAAGATATGATTGTTAACGGTGACGGCAACTCTGCACCTAAGGGTATTGAAAGCTATGTGGGCTGGGATGTGTCTGACGGTACTGCCATTGACTGGACTGGTGACACCAACACTACCCTTGCTTTGGTTGATATTGACAAGGCTATTAGCCTTATTCCTGCTGCTTATGATAGCAACAGCAAATTCCTAATGAGCAAAAAGACTTTCTTCCAGAATGTTTCTGGCTTAACTGATACCAACAACTGGCCTATCATCACCAAAGATGGCAACAAATTCTATTTGCGGGGCTATGAAGTTATATTCTCTGATAAAGTCACCCTGCATGATATTTTCTTTGGCGATTTTAAACGGGGTATGGTTGGTAACTTATCCTCTGAAATTAAAGTTGAAAAACAACGCAATCTCCAATACAACGCCTGGGATATCCTTGGCTGGGGCGTTTTTGACTGTGAGCCCGCTGCTGCTGGCTGCATCGTAAAAATAGCTTCTGATATTGCAGCTTAACTTAGAAAGGATTGATATTGATGGGTAAATTCGCAGGACTTATTAACAGCGATGTTTACGGCGAGCAGTTCGAGGAGTTAAAGCCTGTTCTGTTGTCGTATACCGCCGCCGAAATGGAGGCTTTAGACGCTGATGGACTATTAAACAACCAAGAAACCAGCACAACCGAGGTAAAGGTTGCAACAACCTTTCTTGCACAACCTGTTGTCCCTAGGGGGCTAACCTTTACGCCTTCTGCTTCTGCTGATGCAGGGAACATATTAGTTGAGGGTGTTTCGATTGCGGACAAGGTTATTTCTGAATCGGTTGCCACTAGTACAACCAATGCAGTTTCGTCCGCTTGTGCTTACAAGGAAGTTACCAAAGTAACCTTCCCCATTGACGACGGTTCGATAACTTGGGACGCTGGTTGGGATGACAGAATCGGACTTCCTTTTATATTGTCCGCTAAACCGTTTGCGTTAGAAATGTTCAACGATGCAATTCAAACAACTTATGGGGCGTTTGCGGTTGATGCTGACGAAGTAGAGAAAAATACTTATGACCCTAACGGAACTTTGGACGGCGAAAAAACTATGAAGTTGCTGTTGTTTGTTTAAGGGGGTGTTTAAATGGCGGTAGCTACTGCTTACCTCACCAAAATTCGGCGAGCGGTGCGGCGTAACACCTCAACAGATGTTGATGCCGAGCTGACAGACATTATCGAAGAATGCCGCCTTGACCTTCAAAGCGTGGGCGTAACAAGTGCAAAAGCAACTGACGAAACGGACAGTCTCATTTTAGGGGCTGTCCGTTGTTATGCCCGCTGGAAATTTGGTCTTTCTAATGATGATGCGGCGGCTAATAGAGAGGATTATATGCTATTGAGAGATGAGTTGCGTCGTAAGCGTGACTATAATTCCTACGCTATAACCTTTGTTTGTAAAGCCTCTAATGTTGCGGTTGCTGATGTTGAAATCACCTTTAATGGTGAAACAAAAGAAACTGATTCTACAGGTACAACAGTTTTTTATTATGTAAATGCTGGCGTTAACCAGACCTATACGGTGGTTAAAAGCGGTTATGTTTCACAAGAGGTTGATTTAGACGTTACGGCGACTGCGACAGTTAATGTCGCTTTGGTTGTGGGGTGATGAA